CTCTCGTGAAGTGTTCACTTAGCGAAGCAGGATGGTCCTGAGCGACTCGTTTTAGAGGCTTTTTCAAGGCCAAAACACGAGTATACCACATGTGAAGTCGGTTACACCACTTTTTATTAATGGTTTTCGACCCACTGTAGCTCAACAGCCCAAGAACGCCTTCGTCTTCTGAAGCAACTCTAAAGACATTTTCTGTCATTGCTGACGGAAGAAGTCTACGGTAGTGTTCGGACGCATGCCACCACCCCTTTTTATAGAGGTTGTTGCTAGTGTCTAGAACTGCTTGATGAGACTCTGGCGTGGAAGGTGAGATTGCTTTTGGCTTCACTGGCGTGATATCGAAACCACGCCATGAATCTTTCCCACATGACTCGCGAAAGGCACCACGATGAAAAGATTTCTTCGTGTTAACTTTCAGACCGAGTGTAGTGAGATTCATTGCAATCTCGGCATACGCGTCATTCGGAGCGATAATATCGTCACCGAATACCCGGACTTTACCGATCAAGTTCCGTACACTTCTCAAGTCGTGCGCGCCGGCGGAAGCCAGCACGACCGACAAAAAGAAGATGCATTGAACGGGAAAGGTGAGGGTGGAACCCATCGTAGTAAACTTACGTGTCTTATAGACTCGTTTGGTTACTACTCCGTCTTTCCAAGTCCGCGTTCTTACTGCATGCATAGCGTCTAGCAATGACGGATTACTCCGAAATAGCGATTCAATATGCCTGCATGAGATGCGGTCGGAAGCAGACGAAAGATCGATCGTACATAGCGATCGGTCGATGGATGCAGATGTCACCATACGCTGCGATTTGCGCTGATCATGAAGATCAACAAATCGTCCTATCAAACTACCACTCATGTGATAGTCCAACCAGGTAAAAAGCTTTTGCTGACACCATTGGTGCTCTACAGGTTCCGAGGCTATAAGCCGAGGCCCCTTAGCTGTTTTTGGAACAGCTGCCAGCTTTGCTGGAGGCTCCTGCCGAGTTGGCGGGTAGCTTCCAAGAGGCTGTCCAGAACACCAATCGAAGGGAAAAGTCCCTTCGAGCTTATCGGACCAACTGGGGAAGCAGTACTTGTACTGTCCTCTCCGAAGATTCGATACCACACCACGTCCGTGCCTAAAGTATCCGTCCTCCCGGCGCTCATTGCCCGACATAGAGTCGAACAAGGGTAAACCGGTGACCAGGATAGCAGCGACTCTGTCGAGTCGCTGCAGGAACTGATTCCATCGATAGGGAACGTCGGAGACGTCCTCATAGTGTCGAAAGCTCTCACTGAATGTGGGAGCACGAGACACATCAATGGAATCGTCACTCCAGTCAAGAACTGGTAGATCAATTTGCTCTTCAATTTCATGGAATTCCCTAACTGCATCTTCGATGCGGCTGGGAGAACATGCAATTTCGAGCTTCTTGAAGTGACATGCTAACATTCTGATAGACATCAGAGCGTTAGGATCTGGTTCCTCTAAAAGGCAGCCATCTACGTCACAAACACGAGACCAAAAGGACCAGAGGAATCTGGGTCTTTGATCCTTCTTACTTCGACGCGCTGTTAACGGCCCGACGAATGTGACTTTCTTGTTCTCGAGTAGAGAAAGAAGAAGGTCATCGAGAAGAGGGAGATCAAGTAAAAATACATTGATCCCTCGTGACATGACATTTTGTCTCATCCGAACGCAATCGCGTTCGGACTCAACGATAGCAGTAGCGCATGCGAGTCTCGCGTCAATGGCGAGAGACTCCCATCCCCGAAGCATTTCTTCCAACTGCTGGCTTTTCATTTCGGATATCTCCTAATCCAGGAGATCCATCCAAAGTGACTATGCTAGTTGTTGGTACAACTAACACACGTAATACTGCGTTTACAAGCGCAGCGTGAACGTGTCAGGACTCGCCGGCGAGCAACTTAGTAAAGTTGCCAGCCGTCAGCAGCCCAGCAAACCCCAAAAGGGTTTGGTTGAGCGAAGCGTCAGTATCTGAACGAGCGTTATCAAACGTCGTATAGATCTTGCGCACCGTCGGTTTCGTGGCAGGTGCCACGGCGTAAACGGTCTGAGTGAGTTCCATGTTGTGCCGGTCGATGGTCGCACCAACAGCATCCTGGTAGGATGTATTGCGGATGCGAACCAGAAATTCCTGCGTACTCTCGCGAAGAAAGTACGTGGAAGTCCGCTTGTCGAACTCGACACGCGGTAGCAATTTTGCTACCGCATTGATAGTAACGATGAG